CCTATTAAACGGAATTCCTCTAGAGGAGTGCAAGAAAATATTGCACACTAGCGAATCGACACTAAGACGTATACTACGGAGCTATCGGGTAGTGCTGTCGTCAAAGGAACGAAAGTCTCAGCTACTTAATGCGATGAAAATCATTATCGCATTTAGAACGCAGACATCGGAAGAGACGAAGGCGATGCAAGTGGGCGGGCTTATGTGCGTGAGTTGCGGAACGATTGAAGTACGCAAACACGGGCATGAGTGCCAAAGGTGCTACTCCATTTCACTGCTAGGTAGGCCGCCCATTGACTCAATTGCAAAGGATTATTTTAAGGAGTACGCATGAACATCATAAAAGCGAAAGCGGAAGCTAAACGATACTCATGGGCAAAGTGGATCGTGAGAACACGGGCGGGGGATTGGTACATTTATTCGCATCGCGATCTATTCAGCGAGAAAGGGTTAACCGTCGGAAGGCGAGTCATGGCGTGGCTGAGTGGATGCCAATACGAATTTATCGGGTCATCGAAGAAATGTAAAAACGTGCTGATTAAGGAGGTGAGGAAATGAATAGGATGCAAGCAATAGTCGAGGCGTTTAAACTTGAATGGGCTAATTATCTAGCTAAAGATGGTGATGGAACTTGGACTGCATTTGCAGATCGTCCTAGCTTAGATGACGAATATGGGCAAGGACGTAGTTCTGAAATCGGAAAAGACGATGAAGATATAATTGAGCTAAAGAGGTCGAAATGACACCAAACCAATGCTTTATGTGCAGACAGATGATGCAAAAAGGTTATGGGCTTGAGATTGTCAGAGTCCAGCACCATACAACCTTTATGCATGATCTGTACAGGCTTAAACCTGATCTTAAATCGTTTCGTGTGTGCCGTGGATGTTTGGAGACATTCAAAGAAATTGATTTGGAGGGTGTAAAATGAACGTAAATAAGTGCATTTCAAGAGGATGACGAGGAATGAGCGATTCTAAGCTGTTCGTGTGCTTTCTTATCAGCTTTATAGTGCCTTGCGTTACGGTTTTCCTGTATGCCTACGATGGGACAGACCTTACGACCACTGGCTTGACGATCGGTTCTGTAATTAGGTTTTGCTTGATGGCCTGTCTTTGGGGTGGAATGATTCTAGAGAATAGCTTTAAAGACTAAAGAAGTCTGCGTTATTGGCGGCAATAGCGCATTTTCGTTTAAAAATGTATATTAGAAGATGATGATTTAATCATAGAGGTATACCATGGGAGCTGACCGCCCAGAAACAAACCCTGTAGGACGGCCTACAAAGTACAGACCCGAATTCTGCGATAAGATCATAGAGGCGGGAAAGATCGGGTGTTCTAGGGCACGCTTTGCGGTTTTGTGTGGCATATCCATAGATACGCTATACCAATGGGCGAAAGAAATTCCGGAATTATCCGAAGCCTTAACACTTGCAAGCGCATACTCACAAGACTGGTGGGAAGAACAAGGTCGAAAAGGTACTTGGGATGACAAGGAATCAGGGCATTACCTAAACGCTAGCTACACGAAACAAATGGCGGCAAGATTCCCGAAAGACTGGCGCGAGAATAAACAGCTAGAACTATCTGGAGAAATAAAAACTGAAACAACCGTTAAATTTGCGGAACGTCCGATCGAGGTAGATGATGAACAGGGCTAAGATTCTCACTCTATCGGATCGGCTTAACAATGTTATGGGCGATCAGGTAAATGGATTCCATTGGGGTGTAGTCTCTGGTAACACGGACGAAACCACGGTAGAGCTTATCCTTTGCCTGATGAATGACTCCGATGAGATGATATTGGGTCTACCTGAAAGCCTGCTCAACCTAGGCAATGTCGTCCTAGATGAAAAAGCAGATTGAAATCGTCCCTGCCCATTGGAAATTTAATCGACTTTACAGACGACACGCTAGGAAGATCTACAAGGTCTATAAGGGTGGACGTGGGGGAATGAAGTCTTGGGAATGCGCCAAGGCCCTTGTACATCACCTAAACGCCTTTAGCGGCCTTTTTGCGGTAATATGCCGTGAGACTGAGAACAGCTTAAAACACTCAGCGCAAAAGCTGATGTGGGACACGATATGCCGCCTTGAGTTGCAGCATCAATTCCGCAATATGGTTGGCGAGATTCGCCACGCGTCCAATGGTTCCTTTGTAATTTTCAAGGGCATTGGGCGAGATCCTGACTCAATCAAGTCGATGGAGGGTGCCGATATTGTTTGGGTAGAAGAAGCCCAGACAATTAGCAAGACCAGCCTTGAAATCCTAATCCCTACGATCACGCGCAAGACTGGCGCGGAAATTTGGTTTACGTATAACCCTAGATTTCGTACCGATGCTGTATCGCAAATGTTTGATAGCGGACATCCATTAGCATCAATCCAAACAATAAGCTACACCGAAAACCCGCATCTATCGGTGTCATTTATCGAGGAAGCTGAGGAACTTCGCAAGCGTAATCCGTCCATGTACAACCACGTATACGGTGGTGAGTATCTTGATGAGTGCAATCTAAAGATGGTGGCCAAGATTGTTGTTGATGATGGAGTACAGAACCGAATCAATGACATAACCGTGGTGGGCGTTGATATTGCCCGTGACGGTGGAGACCGTACAACCATCTACGTTAGGCGAGGTCGAAAGATCGTAGAGCGCAGACGGTTTGATGTGATGGATCTTGATAAGCTCATTGTGGAGATGCAAGAGATTAACCGCATCTATGCGCCTGATAGGATCAACGTAGATTCCACAGGCCATGGCGCCTGGGTGCCTGACGCCCTGCGTAAACTTGGAATCAAGAACGTCCACGGCATTAACTTTAGTGAATCGGCATGGGATGAAGACAAGTACGCCAATAAGCGTACAAACCTTTACGGCCTTGCCGATGATTACTTTGCTGCAGGCGGTACAGTTCCAGATGATCCAGAGTTGCAAGAGGAGCTTGGTGCAACATGGTACACCTATGACACCAAAAACCGACCTCAATTAGTTCCAAAGGCTGAAATCAAGAAGAAAATAGGCCGATCCACTGATGACTCAGACGGATTTTGCCTATGCCTTTACACTGGATCGGACGATATGTTTACCCGTAAATCCGTTATGGCGACTAGGGTTAGCTCTGAATTGCTGGCACATGAAATGTTATCCAATAGCGGCTGGGGCTAAATTATCATATTCGAATATACGCAATATCATAATATTGTTATATATTGGATATTATGATTGATGACCCTACCGATACCGAAGCCTCAGAGAATAGTGAGACGATAATTGCAGAGTTTCAGGACTTTGCAAGGGCATCTACTAAGCGGTACTCCAAGGAATATAAGGCAATACGCCAAGAGTTAGCTTTCGAGGGTGGCGAACAATACGGTGAAAAAGATCGTGCTATCCGTGGTGAATCCCGTGCCGAAATGAAATTCAATATCGTGCGAAGAAAGTGCAATGATGTCATCAATCAATTCAAACTTTATCCCTATGGATCCATTGTAAGCGCAAAGTCGAACGACTCTGTAGACAAGGCGAAACTGGCACAGGCTTTAGTCCGTGGCATTGAGACCGATAACAACGCAGTACAAATCTATGGGAATGCGGTAGACCGCCAGGTTAAGTGTGGGCGTGGCTATGTCTTTGTAACGACTGACTACGTAGATGCCGAAACCTTTCAGCAACGGATCAAGTTGCAGCAGATCCTAAATCCTTTAATGGTGATTGAAGATCCACATAGCGAAGATCCAACAGGAAAGGATTCTACTCGAAGGGCTTTTGTCGAGTACCTATCAAAGCACGAAGCAACAGACACTTACGGCAAGGATGTTGTAAATGACAACACCGTAGGCGACTCTTTGCTAAATGAGACCTATTGGAAAGAGCCTGATGACTCCATTGCCGTTGTGACATACTTTGAGTTGCACCGCAAGCGAGAGGCTATCTATCAAGACGCAAGCGGTAATATCCTAAAGGGAAAGGACGTACCAAAGAAAACCAATGGTATGAAGAAGCGCATGGTCACTACTCCAAGCGTTACCGTCCATAAGATTGTTGGGAAGAAAGTAGTATCGACCACAGAACTCGCTCTATCCTGTATTCCAATCATCACCTTTGCGGGTGAACGTGTTGACCTCATGGATGGATGGCGATACATTGGCCTTGTGAATCCCTTGATGGATGTGCAGACCGTCATAAATTACGGTGCCTCTCATACCGTCGAAAAGATGGCGACGGCACCTAAGACAAATGTATTTGTAGACATGAAGTCCATTGCTCCATATAAAGACATTTGGCAGCAGTCAAATAAGCGTAGACTTCCATTTAACCCCTTTGATTCTATTGGCCCTGATGGGGAAAAGTATACCCCGCCCTTTGTGCAGAACATGAATCCTGACATTGGAAACGAATTAAGCGTTATCCAATCGTATCAAGGTTTAATGTCTGCAATTGATGGCGTACCCGCTGACATGGGCGGTGGTGCCAATGAGACCGCAGAGGCCGTACTTACCCGAGCTAAGAGTAAAGAGACTAGCAACTATCAATTCCTATCTAATGCCGCTGAATCAGTCAAACAGGTTTGCCGTGTGATTTTGGAAATGGCCTTGCTTGTTGGCGATACAGAGCAAGAGTATACCTTTGTCACTAGCGAAGGAATCGAAGTTCGCAAGATTGATCTTTCCCAGCAAGCCATTGATCTAGGAAAACTCAAGTTTGACATTGACGCTGGCCCATTGATTTCAACGCAGCGCAAGGAAGATTTGCGTAGCCTTATAGCACTAGGCTCCATGCTTGGGTCTGATACGGCTATTGCCTTTGCGCCTGACATTGTGCGTAAGTCCGACATTGGAAACGCTGAAGACATCGCAAAGAAATTAGACATCCTTGCAAACCAGAAACTTGGAACAGGCGCAACAGGTCAAGCAGACCCCGCAGCCATTGCCGCACTCGAAAAGGCAAGCCAAGCGACGGATGCACTTAATCAGCAATTGCAACAGGCGAATATCTATATCCAGCAGTTGCAGCTTGAACTTGCAAACGGTGAGGCGCAAATGAAGCAGGCGATACTTACCACGCAAATGAATAACGAAAATCGCATCCAGATTGAAGCAATGAAGCAACAGGGCGCAATGAATAAAACGCAGTTGCAGATACAAGCTGATGCAGCAGCCGATACACAGGCCGCGCAATTGGAGCTAGAAAAAGTCGAAGCAAATAAACCCGTCATTACGGTTGTGCAAGGCGTAAAGCCTAATTACAACTCAGTGGGTGGAATGCGTAACGACCTAGGATAATAGGGCTGACAGACCTCTAAACAATGTCTGTAAAGGAACTCACAAGATGAGCGACACACAAGATACGACAAACGGTAACGACTTGGAAACCGCCTCCCAAATTCCAAGTAAATACGATGCCTACTATAAGGCTAGCGGTGATGGCTCCGAAGATCTGGGAGGATCTAAAGAGGAATCGAGCGAGACTGTAGTAGATGTCGAAGGCGTAAAAACCGAGGCCCCAACGCCAAAGGCCGAAACAAAGGTAGATGAATCTCAGCCGAAGAAAAGCGGATACGAACGAAGAATAGGCGTCTTGACCAATCGGAATAAGATGCTTGAGGATCGTTTAGCAAAGCTTGAGGCGGCACAGAATCAGAAGCCTGAAAAGGTGCTTACTCGTGAAAACTTTTTGACCGACGCAGAGTATGGCGCATATAAGGATGAGCAACTAGAGAAGCGGATTCTTGGAAGGGTGCAGCCTCAACAGCAGGCACCACAGGATGACGGGTTTAAACGCTCCTGGAATGAAAAGGTTAATTCGACCTTGAACGAAGATGAGCGTGGAGAGTTGTTTGATTTGATTGGAGCGTATAAAGACGACCCAGCATTTCAAATTCACGAAGACCTTAACGAATTCTTTGCCCATTCCCCAGTTGGCGCAAGGGCTATGCTTGATCTCTTGAACCGCCCAGCGGTGTTGCAAGAGATAAATAATATGCCTGCATACCAACGCTATGACGCTTTGCGAACGATTGAACAGGGCTTGACTGCTAGAACGCAGAAAGTACCACAGCCCGCGAAGCCCGTAGTTTCAAAGGCTCCAAGTCCTATTGGCACTATCGGAAATACTGGTATGCCCGCAGGCATTGACACCGATCAGGAGAATGATCCTAGACAGGTGCAAAGCTACTATATGAAACGATATGGCCCTAAAAAGTAGGGTCGGGAGATAAAAGACAATGGCTAATACAATCGTAAAAAGTGATATTGTCGTTCCGCTGCTTGGTGAGTTCGAACGCAATATGCAAATCCTAATGAACGGCTCTACTCAGTTCAACAAGAACTATGTAGGCGGTCATGGCTCAACTATCAATGCTGTGATTCCTTCCTATGGAACCACGTCCACAGGTGCAAGCGTTGCATCTAACATCTCTGCCGTCACTGGCGGTAAGGTGCCTATTACCCTGTTGCAATACAACCAAGCGGTTGAATTGACTCAGGTGCAGCAAGCCTTGGAACTCTCTGACTTTGAAGGTCAGGTTGGTGATCCATACGGAATGAAGATGGCAAGCGACATTCAAACTATTGCTGCAACTACCATCATGCTTGCCCATGATACCATTGACGTTATCGGCTCTGGTACTGCTGGCTACTCCAATATCGGCTCTGGTATTGGTGTAATCAAATCAGCCCGTGCCTATGGTGAAATGGTAGGATGCTTGTCGAATGACTTAGCGTCTCAGGTGCAAAACTCTGGTTTGACTTTGTTCAATCCATCTACTCAGATTTCCAATAGCTTCCTTAATGGTGGCCTTGGAAAATATCGTGGTGCAGATTGGTACGAAACACCAGATATTGCGCCTCTCGTAACTGGTACGTGCACAGGATTCACCGTTACAAGCATCAGCACCGAAGGTACAACTGCCCTTGCCGTTACCGCTGCGACTAGCGGTCACACACTCAAGGCTGGTCAGTCCTTTACCATCCCTGGACACTTTGCAGTAGACATTTATGGTGTGGCTCTCTCTAGCTTGTATCAGTTCATCGTGCAGTCCGACTATACTTTCCCTGGCACAACAGGAACCGTCCCAGTCAAGGCGTTGTATATGGCTGCTGGCCCACTTAAAAACATAAGCGTCTCCGCTGTTGTGGGTGCCGTTACCATGTCTCACGCTACTAGCACGACCTACTATCGTGGCTTCATGTGGGCAAAGCCTGCATTCGTGTACGCTTCGGCTCCGATGAAGAAGCTGACCATGGTTGAATCCTTCATGGGCAAGTCTCCCAAGGGCTTAACCTTGCTTGGTTCGACTGGTACGGACATCAAGGCGGGTACTGACATTATCCGTTGGGATACCTTGGCTGGCTTTGCCATCCTTCGTTCCAACTGGGTTCGCGGTATCCACGTTAAGGTCTAATAAATAACAGGCTCACTATCCTCTATCATGGGGATAGTGGGCTTTCTTTATATATGGAGTTCTCATGTCATTAAATGTCCGCGCTCTTGTAAATGACGCATTCCTATCCGCTGGCGTTCTCAACTCGAATACAGGCCGTGGGGTAGAAGGTATTGACGCTAATCAAGGTGTCATTATTTGCAATGAGGTGTTAGGACAGTTGAACGTGGAAGAATTATTTCCGTTCCAAATGAGTATTGTAGAATTTGTCATTCCTACACTCAAGTTTAATTGGACTATCGGGCTAAGCACCGCAGACATTGCGGCAATCCGTCCAAGCTTTATCAATCAAATTTATTTCCAGTATAACACGAACGCAAGCCCCGTGCGTGTTACTCAGATCCCAATCTCTGAAATATTGAACTACAAAGCGGTAAACGCTTCGGGTTCCCCTATCTATTTTGCTTATAATCCAAAGATGCCGAATGGCGAAATCATGTTCAACATTCGCCCTTTTGCGAGTGGAACGATCTCAATCATGTACACCACGGCAATTCCACAGGTTACGATCAATGATACCTTGGATATTCCTCTTGAGTACAACGAGCTAATCAAATACGCCATTGCCCGTAAGGTAGCACAATACAAGCAAATGCCACTTGACGTAGTTAACTCTATTGACGTTCTCTACAAGGATGCCCGTTCCCGTGTTGGTACTCTGAATAGCCGTGGCAAGGTTCCCGTGCTTGACGATACGGGCCGCACAAACATCACCCAGAACAATGTACTCACGGGTGCAACATGATTATAGACTTGATTGGTCAGTCATACGAAAGCCCAAGCCGAAGCAATAGCCCACAAAGGACTATCAATTGGTATTTGATCGACAATGAAGACAAGCAGGCAAAGTCTAAATATGTGATGGTGCCCACAGCGGGAAGTACATCAAAGCTAACTCTTATCCCCACAAATGGCTCTGGATGCCGTGGATTATACTATTCATCCTCTGGGCCTGCACCTGACTTTGAAAGCCGCCTATATTGCGTGTTTGGTACAACGGCCTACCGTATCAATTCAGACATGACCTACAAGAAACTAGGCGAAATTAACAACGCTACTACAGCGGTTTCCATGATCGACAATGGGTTCTACTGCTTCATTGCCGATGGAACAAGCCTATGGCGTTCGCGCTTGCTTGATGATGATGCAACAGCCGCACTAGAGGCGTGTCCTTTGCCTTACTTGCCTGGCACAACCGATGTCATTAGTCCTGTGAGTGTTGTATTCACGGGGCAGCGGATTGTAGTTAATGCTGGCAACTCAAATCAATTTTTCTATTCGGACTTGGCAAGCAATACGTTCCAAGCGGATTCATTTTATTCTGCGGAACAATCGAGTGACACGATCAAGTGTATCGCAAACGTGTCTGGCAACCTATGGGTATTTGGGCCTCGTTCCTATGAAATCTGGCGGGGAACAGACGTGTTTGATGACCCTATTGCCTTTGTTGGTGGATCCGCTACAGCTATCGGATGCCGTGCTCCATACTCTGTTGGACAGATCGGTGATACCGTTTACTGGCTTGGATCATCTGACGTTGGCGATAATGCCGTATTTATGGGGGCAGGATTAACCGCAAAGCGAGTATCTACTCAGCCTATCGAGTATGCAATCAGCAAGCTATCAAACAAGGATAAGGCTATTGGATACTGCTATCAATCTACGGGAAATATATTTTACGTTCTTACCTTTGTTCAGGATAGGCGTACATTCGCCTACGAAGCCACTACAGGGCTTTGGGCAGAGCGAAACTACATTGACCCAGCAACGAACGAAGAGTACGCCTACAGGCCAGCATACGCCTCTAGAGCGTTCGGGGAGACTTTCTTTGGAACCTTAACAGATTCACAACTTTGCATCCTTGACGATGATAAGTATGTGGAATATGATGGTGCCCCGATCATTCGGCAACGCATTAGCCCTGTATACTTTCAGGATCTTGATATGTGGCTATTGCAGCAGCTTACCATTGACATGGAGGTGGGTACAACTACTCTGTTGTCAGGCCAAGGATCCGATCCGAAAATGATAGTTTCCGTATCCTATGACGGTGGAATGACCTTTGGGGATTGGATGCTTATTAGTGTTGGACAGCAAGGCGCATACCGTGAGCCTGTGACCTTAAAGGGCTTGGGAATAGGTCGAAACATTGTAGTCAAGTTGCAATACTCAGAGCCTACCCCATGTTCTGTATATCAAGGTGCTATCTATGCAAACAAATGTCATCGGGGTAGCTAATGGCGGGAGCACAGAAACTACCAACTCGAATCACCGAAATTACCCTATCCCTTGCGAAGCCTGCAACCGAAGGGGAACAGAGGCTTGCATTTACCTCTGTGATAAATGCGTTGCAGGGGCAATACGGGCAGGGCACCTTTGACGGAGGCGTTGCGGGTGACGGGTATTGGTGTAAGTACGGATATTTCTTTGATTGGCGACTATCGGTAAATATAACTACAGCGGGAAGCTATACGATCACAAGCCCGTTTAGTTCCATCGACTCTTCTATATTAGTTTCTTATAATAATGCTACGCCAAAAACATATATTGTAAGTGGAAACACGTTCACGGTTCCACTCGTTACTGGCGTGAATATTATTGAGTCATTTTTCAATCGGGTAGGTAAATAATGGTTTTGCCATGGGCAGCGATAATCAATTCCGTAGACGATAACAAAGATAAGACGGCCGCAAACTTTGGCAGTGGTGCAGAGGCGTACTACAACAACAAAATGACAAAGGCCGAACTCAAGGAATATCTTGAGGGTCTTAAAGCCCAGAATGCGGATATTGCAAACCGTGGGGCAGAAACATCGCAAATGTACCAAGATGCTTATGGCAATCTGGTATCTAATTACGATGACACAGCAAAAGGGTATTTTGATTACCTGAATAATTACGACCCGAATCAGTTCAACGTATCAACTCCGAAAGAAGAATTCTCGTATGATCTGATTGGAAAGACGAATGAGTTCATGAACCCAGAACTGGATGCAATCATTGGACGGGCATCCGATACCGTTCAACAGAGTGCAGCCAATAATGGCAACCTATTCAGCGGTGCAACGGGTAAGGCTATTACTCGTTCCGCTTCTGACATCACAGCACAAGAGTATGATAAGGCACGTCAAGCGGCACAGCAAGACAAGCAGAGCGCATATCAGCAATACACTGATAAGTTTAATCAGGCTTTGCAAGTAGCACAACAGAACGCAAACAACTATCAATCAGGAATGACCGCAAAGACGAACTTGTTTAATGCTCAAAGCGGAATTAATGACAAGCTATTGCAAGGCAAGGTCGACACAAAGAACGCAGTCGATGAAGCGCAATTGCAGAACGAAACAAACCAGATCGAAGCGAACGCAAAGGCAGCGGGAACCACTAGCGGTTTAAGAGCATTTGGTCAAGGATTCCTTGGATCTTTCGCAAGCGTGGGTAAATAATGGCTCCTAACTACGCACAGGGTTTAGGACGTTTCAATCCTAACGACTTTGAAGATCAAAGCCTTTTTTCTAAGGCTTTCCAGAATAATGGAGTGAGTACACGCCAATCTACCCAAGCCCTCGCCAATGGGATTCAGGGAATGGTGGACAGCAATAAGGACGAACAAAACAAAGCAAAGGCGCAGGCGATTCTTGCCAAGATGCAAGACCCTAACGATCCTGATTTCAAGGATCTTACACAGTCACAGAAATATGCAAAGGCGTCTCAATTGTTGCTGCCTTATGACGAGAATGCAAGTAAGCGTTATTTAGATGCCTCTCAAGAGACGGCAAAGGATGAGACAAAGGTAAACACCGAAAAGGAATTACAGCCTTTGTACGATAATTACAAAAAATCTCTGGACGCCTATAGTGCAAGCCCTAGCGACGAAACGGCAAAGAATAATGTTCGCTACGCTATTGCAGAGCTAAAGCGCAAGGGCGTAACTCAAGTAGAAAATCCTATTGATGATACCCTACGTCAAAACCAGATCGACGCAATGAGCGGATTTCATACAAGCTCACTTGAGCAAAATCAAGAGCAATTTGACGCGCAGCAAAAGTCAAATGAAGAAAAGTTTCAGAATATGCTTGATGAGCAAAAGAAAGATAGAGATTTGCAGTGGGCGAATTTCAATTTGCAAAAGAAAAAGCTTGACGATGAAGCAAAGAAAACTCCAGCGGGTGACAAAGTTGGGGGCGTTACCGAAGCACAGAAACAAAAGGCAATACAAGCGGACGCGGTATTTGATGAGCTTGCGCCATTGATGACAGATAACTTTGCTACTACCATCATTGGGAATGGGCTTACATCGCATAACACGATTATCAATGCGATTGCAAATAAGGTCGCAACCGATGACCAGCAGCGAGTCGGACAGGCATTCCAGTCGTATCGAAACATTGTAGGCCGTGTACTTTCTGGTGCTGCAATCGGGGACAATGAATGGACGGCCTTTGAAAATGACATCCCCAAGTATGGGGACACTCAGCCAGTTCTAGAGCAAAAGAAAGCAAATCGAATGGCGTGGATTGATAATATGGTTGCAAGGGCAAATAAAAATGCACTTCAATCTTCGGTTATTCCTGTCGATACTTCAGCTGCAGTCCAACAACCAGCAGCAAAAAAGAATTACACCTTTACACAGGTAGGCCAACAATGATGTATTTCATTCCCAAGGGAAAAGGGCCGCAAGATGCCGTAATGGTTAATGAGGCTGAAAGCGTTGCTGATGTGAAAGAGGCGCTAAAGCAAGCCCAATACGATTCTACAGGCGTTCGCGTCTTTACTCCAAAAGAGTTTAACGACATGAACACAAAGGCGACTACTTTACGCACTCAAGGAAAGTTTGAAGGCGCAAAGGCAAACGAGTTAGCAAAGAATCCAAGAATGCAACCAGAGCAAATTAACGGCCCTGTAGATGCTCTTGGAATTGGACTCTCACGCTTTATGTTTCCAGTTGCCTCAGATATTGCAGAACGTGGTGGATCTGAAAACGAAATAAATGCGTCCGCTTCAATGGAAGCCCCTTCGTTGTTAATGCTTGCAAATCCTATGGCAAACACCTTTGGTAATGCGGTAAAGCAAGGTGCAGTATACGGGGCTTCTAATGCGCTTGCAAGGTTTGCGGGTGGTGACGAAGTAAATCCAGTTGAAACAGGTCTTGCTGCTGCGGGGCCGTTAGCTATTGGGGCTTTGCCTCGAATGGGGGCTAATGCTGGTGCGGAGATGGTGAAGATGGCACCAAACATTTTGCATTCCTCGGTCGTTCCTAAATCGGGAATGATGAAGGGAGCAAACCCCCCAGACTTTGAATTCGCTTTGCAGCAGGAAGGCTTGATTCCTATGGGCGGAACTATGGGAAACCAGATTGAAGGAATGGAGCGGGGTATTGAAAACAATGTAAAGCGCATAAGCGGAGAGCGCGAAGCAATTCCCGCATGGTCGAAGGGAACCCCGATAAATATCATCAATGGCGTATTTAAAAACGCAGAGCAAGCGATTAACAATGAGCGCATGACTGTACCACTAAAAAAGGCCGTACGCACTGAGCTTGCAAAGCTACGCAACGACTACGCGGAAGAGTGGGGTAGCAATTGGAAATCTGTTGGGGACGCCATGGATGAGCGCTCAAAGTTAGGGAGCGAATCTAAGGCTTTTGTAACGGATGCTGAAAATGTAACAGCAAAAAAGAAAGCCCAAGAATTGCTTGCCCGAGAAATTGGAAACTACGTAGAAAATGTGTCCCCCGAAGTAATGGCAAAGACAAGGGAAATGGCCCCTTGGATGTCGCTCAAGAATCCTGTAGAGAATGCAGCCGATAACACACGTTCTAAGACCTTAATTCCACTGGGATACACTCAGGCCGCTATAGCCGGAGGAATGGCGGCTGGCCCTGTTGGAGCGGCTGCTGGGTTGCTTGCTGCCAACCTATCAAAAACCCCAGCGGGCGCAAAGCGCATTTATGACCTTGGGCGATTTATGGCAGAAGAAAACCCAGAAACGTTAAGCCCTATAATCAATGGCGGAAGCCGATTACTACAGAATCAAGTAGAAGGCAAGAAAAGAAAGCTATCTGATTACGGCAAGTAAAATCTAAATTATCGTATATTACGAGGTTATAATGTTCTCACCTATCACAGACCAGAGACCAGTATTTATTGATTCATTCGGGAACCCTGCGTCTTATGGACGGGTGACATATTATAACCTCGGAACGACTACGCCAAAAACGATTTACTCTGATTACACGCTTGCAACCCCAATTCAAAACCCGCAAATCCTTAACGTGGCGGGTCGTACCGATACACAAGTATTTGCAGGATACGGAAACTATACCGTACTTGTGGAACGCTTTATAGGCGTAGACATCTTGACGGCTGACCCCATTACCGATTGGGTATTTGATAATCAATTTGATGTGAATGGACTCGAAACAATTGCCGCATCGGGAACGATGGCAACGGTGTCTACCATTGCGCTATTAAAGGCGATCAATCCAGCTACATACGCAAGCGTATTGGTTACGGGATATAATACGCTAGGAGACTGCCCTGCCCGTGTATTTAACTGGATTGTAGGATACGCTACGAGTGAGAACCTTGGCACTGTGGTAGACTCGAATGTGTCCAGTGCGGGCCGTTGGGTGCTTAATGTTGTGGGCGACTCTGTGGATGTTCGCATCTTCGGGGCTATCCCTGACACCAATGGAGCGGTAAACGGTTCCATTTCAAACTGTGAGGGGTTCTGTAATTCGCTCTCAGGGCATCCCGTGACAATGTACTTCCCAAAGGGAATCTACCAAGTTAGCGGAACACTAACGCAAGTAGTGCGTGTGAATTGCAAGATAGACAAAGGCGTTTATTTCAACAACATCACAGCAGCAGCAAACTATAAACTTGACTTACAATCGTCCTATGACATCCACTTAGATGATTGTTTGAATCTATCGGGTGCCGTTGGATCGTCTCATTTGCTCTTTAGCAAGCAAGGAACCGTTAACGCTGAATGGTTCGGGGCGGGAAGTTCGGGTCTACTTGAGATCCTCAATTACGTTTCTGACGGCAATACGCTTGTAGTAAATGACGCCCGTGGAGGCAATGTCACTACAGGATACCCAACAGTTAAACATCATTTAGTATTTGGATATAACGGATCATTGACGCTTACTGGAGCAGGGTATACGGTTAGACCGTTATCTGTTACGAATGGAAATCCAAACGGATGTTTCCTTGGTTTAACTACAGGTCTATTAAATCTTCGTGATATTCCAACGCATCGCCTGTCCTGGTTTAATTCCGCGATTGATGCGGGGCGTGTGATAGCGGCTGAATTCAATCAAACAATTTCTGGACACCCTTTAATAATCGACTGCAATAGAACGCTATCCAATGCGTTTGTGGGACGATTGGACATAATGCCAGAAACGGGAATACTTACCATGGATAACGCAGGTATCGACCTGTCTATATCAAAAATACTTGGTGGTGATATTGCGTTATTTGACGGAACAGTTGCATTTGTTTCAAAGGGTATAACTCGCCTTGCATGGTGGGTATACGGTGGAATGAGCCACACAACGGCACTACAGAACGCTTGTAACGTAGCAAGCCTTTCCGATGTGAAAACACTAGAAGGATCTAATATTCATTTGTCGTCTGTTGCGGGAACGATAAACGTAGGCGCAAACTACGTCAACAATTTACGCATCCAGTCAGGAAGTGCAAGTCTTAACTTGACGTCATACTGTACATTTACTGGATGCTATGTAAACACAACAGGTAACGCTATCGTAAACAATGGAGGCTACTCTTGTGTTATCAGCAATAACGATATTGAGTCTACTTCATACGCTTATTTCGGTGGTGATTGCGTAGAATTGCGGATCACAAACAACCGTTTCCGTGGTGACATGGATATATCATCCAGTGTAATCATGGATAGCAATTTCCTTGGGTCGGGTGGAACCTACAACGGAATTGCAATCAAGAATACAGCTATCATTGCGGGAAACGTAATTGAAAATAGTATCATCATGTCAAGTACTTCAAGCATTCATGGGATTACAATTACCGACAATGTATTTACTGACGTAGGTAATCACCCAATAGTAACAATGACTACATCTACGGCTTTGACTGCCATCAAGGGCGTAACGATTGTCGACAACGTATTCAAAGATTATAGCGTCTTGACTGATGTATTTACCTCATCCATTACGGGTTCTGGCTCATGGACGGGTGATCCAATGATAACAATCCATAACAACGCCAAGACAAACAGCAATGTGACTGTTCGCCAAACGCAAGGAACGGCTGCAGCGGTATTCAAAACAGGCGTAGTAAATAACTACACTGGAAGGATTGATATGTCTGCGGCTTCCAATATTTTCCCTCCGTTTCTTATCGGAAATACATTGGGCGTTTTTGCCATTACATCCTTGACGGGTGGATATAACCAAATTCTAGGCGCATTGTCAAACGTATACGCCACTACTGGCTATCCTTATGCAGACATACAGTTAACGGGTAGCACCGCAGTGATAAACACCAATTACAATGTTCAGATTTCATATATCCTTTATTCTCAGGCCATATAATGTCAAAACTATTCATGCCTTGGTTGATTACCCAGTTCCGTGATGCGAATGATAATCCTCTATCGGGTGGAAAAGTATACGCATACCAAGCGGGAACGACTACGCCACAGGTCACTTACAACTATACGGGGACTGCAAACCTGCATCCTGTAATTCTTGATGGGTCAGGATGTGGTGAAATTAAACTTGATGATACTTTGCCGCCCTATGACGTTGTGGTAAAAGACTCAAACGGGGCTTTGGTTCGTTCGTACCCAAGCGTGTCATTCTCTAGTGGTGGTGGTAGCTCTGGTGTAACATCCGTCAACGGTGATACAGGCCCAGCAGTCATCCTTGATGCGGGTGACATTGGAGCGTTGCCGATTACGGGCGGGACGATTGACGGATTTGCTTCTGTAGTCACGGCTCATACAATGCCCATACACTCAAACCCACATATTGACTTTACAAACCCCTACGGTAAAACAGAAGGTGCCGCATCAAGAGTAGAGAATGGTCAGGGTCAAATCGCCCAAGTATATGCCAACGACCAGTTAGATATATCTAATGCAGGTGAGCAAGGTATTGAATTTCTCAATGCAACTTATGGCGCAAAGATCAGAACGACAAGCGGACTTGGAGATACGGATATAACCATTAGGCAGACATACGCAAGCGAAAGCCTTGCCTATCTGTCAGACATCCCAACGGTCATCACAAACCACAATACCCTATCAGGAAAGCAAGGTGGAACTACCGCAGAGTTTTACCATTTGACCGCTGCGGAAACTTTAGGCGTGAAACTTGCAATCGTCACACGCACGGGAAGCGCATCTACAGAAGCGACAACACGCACGGTACGATACATGGGAACGGGTGGACATATTGAGACATTGCCTACACCTACAAGCGATGGGCGTTTGATTACGTTCATCCATTCGGGTAGTGGCGTTTGGACTGTGGACGGTGAAGATATTTACAACGGTGAAAGTTTAACAATGAAAGACTCTGGTCAATGGGAGATTATATGAGCAATCGACTTAATGGGCGTGGAATTGAACAGGGGTATGCCCCATTTTACGGTGTCAGCACAGAAGAGCAATTAGCGACTACGGTAGACGAATCTGGAGCACAACAGTCAAGAGCGCAGGTATTGACTGACGAAGGTGGGTATCGTGTAAATTTTGCAAATAGCTCTTTGGCTGTATCTATCGGTACTTGCACCTTTACCAATGGCTCAAACATTGTATCGGGTACGGGTCTATCAAACTACGATCTGCACAATGGCGACTACATCTATCTCAATGCGGACGGTGTAACGGCACAGGCACATATTGATTATTTTACAGACACAAAAATAATTCTTGAAAAAAACTACACAGGTGCAGGGGGCACAGGAGCTTCTAGCCGTCAATTAGTCGCTTCAAAGACTGGCACAGGTCAAACTATATCAGTTGCATCAGGAGCGTGTACGATAACGCTTGGCAACACAACGGGAGCGACAGCGGAATTAGAGCGTGATGTAGACATGATGCCTATTGATAAGACTTGCGCTATGTCAATTTCACAACGCGTAGCAAACCAAGATATTTACGCAGGGTTTTACAATGAGGCAATTGACCCTACCAATATTTTTGCATGGTTTCATTTTAACGGCACAACGAATACAACGGTAATATGTGAGACAGGCCGTAACCCAACCACAGCACCAAGTGTCGCTGAAACGCAGAGCACTACAATTACATTGCCTTCCGGTTTGACCACGGCAACGTCTAACCGTTACCGTGTATCAGTCTTACAAGACAGAGTCGTATTCTCAATTAACGATACCATTGTAGCAGCACATCAAAAGGTAGTTCCTTTATTTTCAGATTTGCTTACCTCAACTATCCGAGGCATTAACGGTACAACTCCGACTACAGGTACGTCTATTGTTGTTGATTATGATTATGTGCGTAACTTTAACTCTCTCATGATTGAGACAAGTTCAACGGCTATCACAATAAATGATGATAATGTACCTATCACAGACTCGACTACCTATAACGCATCTGGTGTAATTACAATTAACACCGTGCTTGCAACTTTTGATTGCTCTCAGGTTCGAAGTGTGTTCGTTTCTGGACAGGCCGGAACGACTGGCGCAATCACACCTGAATTCTACAATGAGATTACTACCACTTGGGTTCCCGTTGCTCTTATCCCCGCTCTTGGCGGTGCTATTGCTACAACAATTAGCACTACCACAGGGTTATGGATGATTCCTGTCACGGGTAAGACGTTGCGATTCCGCCTTTCAACGGCTACCACAGCAGGAAATACTCAACTTGTCATCAATGGATCTCGGGAAAATATCGCAATAGCTCCGACTACCATAGCGGCTACTCAGTCAGGTACATGGAATATTGGAACGGTAACGCCAGGCACGGCAGCGACAAACTTAGGTAAAGCCGAAGATGCAGCACATACTAGCGCAGACGTTGGCATAGAAATGCTTGGCGTTCGTACGGATTCGCTTGTCTTGGGGGCGGGAGCAAATACTCGCTATGGGTATATTGCCCTTGATAAATTTAATGCCCAACTTGTAAGGTCGTTTGAAAAGCAAGCCAAAACATACCGTGCCGCTACAGCATTTGCAACCACAGCGGGAGCATTAAAGGATTTCTTTGAAATATTTGGCAATGCCACCACTACAGTAGTCGTTACTGGCATAACAATAACGGGATACGCAACAGCAGCAACTCAGTGGTTAATTGCAGCTACGAAGCGATCTACGGCCAATACCGCTGGAACTAAAGCAGCACTTACCGCTGTTCCTTTGGATTCAACTGATTCCGCTTCAAGCTCAATCCCTCAACAGTATTCCGTCGATCCTACTGCGATAGGCGCATCTGTTGGTGATGTAGACTCAAGGTATGTAAACCTAAACGCTGGAGCGGCATCTACAGGAAACTCGAGTACATTTATTTCATTCGGTGATAAAGGAAAGGGTGTTCTTCTCTCGGGCGTTACTCAGGGACTATGTATTAGGACTATCGGAGCGGCACCAGCGGGAACAACTATTACCATTACGATTGAATGGTATGAATTCTAATCTTAATTAGTATATTCTAATATAGGTAAATAATGACATCAGTAGACCAGAAAGCAAAGAAGATGGGAAAGACCATGACTGGTTTACTTGCGTTATTGTTTGCCGCTGTTGGATATATATCATGGCAACCATTATTGACGGCTGTTGGATCAATCGGAAACGAATCAAAAGCAAATGAAAGCTATGAGATAAGATTGGAAAAGCATATTGCTAGTGACTCTGTAACGACTCTCTATATCCAAGCGGATATACAGGACATCAAGCAGAGCGCAAAAGAAAGCGAAGCAAGAGAAAGACGAATGATTGAGCTACTAACAGAAATAAGGAATAGACCATGAACAAAATAATGAATTTTCTTAATGGCCATAAGACATGGATTGGTGCGACCATGATGGTGGTCGGGACAATCGGCCTACCTTTTGTTACCATCCCCGCACAGGTTGCCACGCTTCTCCTATACGGTGGAACTGCTTTGGGTGGTGCTGGCATCGCTCACAAGGCCATTAAAGCCGCAGAAGAATTGAAGGCGGCTAAGTGAGTTGGGTACAGCCACACGAAGGACAGTTAGGAGCGTGTCGCATTAAGCCAAGCCCTACTAAGTTGTGGGAGTCTGGCTATACAATCAGATCATGGTCTAGCCCTGATCGAATAATGGTTACACGTAATGGACATGGGCAAGGCGTTTACATCTACTCCCCAACACAAGTACAGGTTAACGATTAACACATGGGTGGTTTTATGATCCTGAAAAATTGCGACTTACGAAAGATGTCAACACATATCGGGCTTGCCATTTCCCTCACAGAGCGTATCTATGCCCATTATAACCGTGAGATGGTAATCACATCGGTATGCGATGGAACGCATGGCGTAGGCTCTCTACACGCCTCTGGCAATGCCTTTGACGTTAGGATCAAGAACCTAGACGGTGATGATACGAATATCACCGATAATGATCAGCATCTAGCAGCTCAGATTGTAGAGGATCTTAGGCATGAGCTAGGGGCACAGTTTGACGTTGTGTTGGAAAAGGATCATATCCACGTTGAATATGATCCTAAAGGTTGACACGTTTCAAAATTGCGTTAATGTTTGTCTGTTTTGTTAACGGGTTTGGAGATCCTAGCCGAAATGCCCTTGAGAAATCAGGGGCTTTTTTTATCAAAAAAAATGGCCGCCAACTAGCGTGGCGATAATCGCTAGTCAGTGCTACTCAATGGTAGCCATCTGTACGCACAGGTAAAGCTCTTTCATCGTGTAGGGGCGTGTTGTCATGGTTTCCTCTTGTCGGGTACATCGTTTGTTAGGCTATGCCGTTAATTATTGCCCAATCGCAAATTATCTCTGTTGCGTTTTGTTCTATGAATCCTTCTGGCGTTACATTATAAATAATCGGATTACCGCCATATTGCTTTACTGCTTTTTTTGCGTAGTATTCTGCACTCGCCTTAGACATAGTAAGAAACACAACATCCAAATTTTTATTTCTGAATAATTCACGCAAATATCCTGTTTCAATAGATGGCATAATCCTGTCTTTTATCTGTATTGCATCCGTTGTTCCATGAAACGCCATAAGTTCCTCGCATTAGCCTAACGCTGAGATAATCCGCAAGCCAGTTGGCAACCCATGTAGGCGTTACTTTGGCTTGTCGGATTCATCGTTTGTTAGACGGCTTTTATTTTCCTGAAAGTGTTTTGAATGCAAGTGCAGCCACGCTTGGAACTTGTCCATTTCCAACTCTTGCGAGCCGCTCCACATTTCCGGCCAATTCATCATCCACTCTGCAAAGGTAGGGTGGCAAGCTATCTTCTTCTTTATTCTTCCATTCATTTCTCTCCCTGCAAAATTCTTCCACAGACCGATCAAACGATGTGAAAGACGGCTGGTGTCTTTCCAAGTCTCGCTGGATCTTAGTGGCCCCACTTCGTGAATGATCCTTGCCATTTCTGCCCACAATCCGCTTCTAGTTCCCTGTTGGATTCCTCTTCTGAATCCTGCGGGGCTGATGTCCTGGCATGGGAACCCTCCACAAACAATGTCTGCAATTCCTTTCCATGGCTTCCCGTCAAATGTGCAGACATCATCCCAGATTGGGAACCATGGCAAAGCTCCTTCTCGTTGCCTTTGAATGAGTTTGTCTCTAGCATCTTTTTCAAATTCAACTGCGCAAACTGGCCTATGTCCGAGAAGTAAGCCGCCGAGGATTCCTCCCCCCGATCCTGCAAATAAGTGTAGCTCATTCATTTTATTCCTGTATTGATTTGTCCGTCTAACACCCTAGTGACCCCTGTTTTTCACATCCCGTTATCCTGAATTTCGTCACCGTGAAATTCATTCCGTGATTCCTTTCGACTTTAGCCATTCTTTACGTTCCGAAATTCCTTCTGTTACCACTTCGGGCATTTCTCGCTCATACACTCACCTCGTTTTGTTTATTGTTTGATCTTGCCTATCCAGTATTGCTTTACCCTCTTCCCATTCGCCAGTTTAACCCACTCCCAGCGCACTTCCAGATTAGTGCCTATCAGTAGCTCCCGAATGTCGCTTATTCGCCTTGTGAAGCCTCCTAGCACCCCGTACAGCTTGAAAGCGTCAAGGTTAGTCAGGTACTGCGTTTCCATGTGAAGGATCATCTTATCGACTTGAGTTTTGACCATCACATAACCGCCTTATAGATTGTGAACCATACCTGTGCAATCCCATCAAACACCCGATTCCAGCCCAGAGTCAGCGTCTCAAGGCCGTAATAAAACGATCCGATGATTGAGCCGATAGCGAGGAATCCGATGATTAGCATCAGCACCGCATCGAGTAGGATATAGTGCTTTCCGTGTGGTTGTTTGTAGTCGTTTTCAAATGTCATTTATTCACCCTGACGTTGATAAATGAAACAACCTTCCCTAGCAATCCTCTTACCTCAATAGCGGTTGAATTTGCTTCTAGGGTCAAAAGGGATGGAAATTGAATTGAACCAATCAATCGAGCCAATTCAAGCAACTTTTCATTATCTGGTGCAGACTCAAATTTCTTGCGCTCATTTTCTTTTGCAATTGCTTGTTTTGCCTCAGATTCATCCTTTTCCTTTTGCTTTCGTAGTTCTTGTGCGGCCTTTGCTTGTTCTTCTGCAAGTTGCTTATTAAGTACATCCTTTTGCTTTTGAAGTTCTGCGTTTTCTAAACGAATGCGATCGTTTTCAATTCGTTCCGCTTCTTTCTTTTCTTCCTCTTGTTTTACTTCTAGTTCTTGCTTTTCTTTCTGAGAATTAGCAATTGAAATAATTCGTTCAAATTCAAAATCTGCCATCTTTCCAAGATCACCGAATGAAGGTAGAAAAACCTGATAAGAATCTAATACGGCTTGCCGTTCTGCTCGTAGCGCATCTTGGCGTTTCTTTTCCTGATTCTCTGCAAACTTTTCCTGTGTCTCTAGGTATTCCTCAATAGGAGAAATAACCGACTCAATAAGATTGTATGCGCCTTGCACGGCCTTGCCATATCGCAATGAATCCTCTTTCAATTCCTTTCGAGTCTTATCTGCATCAATGCGAATTTGGCGCATGATAAGTCTAGATTCTCTCGCAAGTTTCATTTCTGTTAACTGGGTCGCATCAGTAACAATAATTGATTTCGCTTTGTCCGCTAATTCAATTGCCCTTTCGATAAACGGGGAAAATTTTTCCATCAACATAGATTCGGTCTGTTGCTCTACGTTTTGCTTCTTGATTTCGATAAACATTAATTCGTTCATTTTTATTCCTTTGTTTCTTGTTTAGAATGGAAGATCGTCGCTTGTATTTTTCTGTTGCGCCTGTTGCGCTTGCGCCTGTGGCTTCCATGTATCCACACTCACGCTATGGGTGTTCCCCTTCTGGTCGATCTCCCGAAGCGTTCCAACGTTCAGCGTGGCATACCGCTTGCTTTTAAACTCGCTTGTGTGCTCTTGTGGGATGTCATCAAGGCAGATGCGAATACGAATTCCGTATTGATTTTGTTTGCCTTTCCCGCACCAAATTTTATCAGCCATTGTTTACCCCGAACTCTTTAAGGTGATTATATACGTCTCTCATGTGAGACTCCGGTACGTCGTTGCATGACTCAAATCCGATTTCGCCAAGCCTTGCAATCAGTACGCTAGGCGATAGCTTCAACTTGGCTACAGTTTCGAGGAATGCCTTTTTCTTTTCGCTAGCGAGTGGCTTTTTAAGCTCTTGCAATCGTTGGTTATCAGCGTCAATTTGTGCAAGCTTCGCATCCTGCTCTGGAGTTGACATTTCGACGGTGTACTTTGATCCATCCCAAAAGCCTGAATAGATAGCGGCTGCAACACCTAACTGTTTCATGGCAACAGAAAGCGCATCTGTTGTTGCCATCTTATAGGCTTCATCGGAAAAATGCAGACCCCTTGTTTCGGCAGATGCAAGTCTTGACCCGCCAATACCTTCGATGGGTTCCGACCATTCGCCTTTATACTTTACCCTCATGGCGATCTTAACGAACACGGCTATCTCTTCGCCTACAGTCCTCTCCCATCGGTCAACCTCTTTATACGCCCATCCAATACCAATAGGGCCAAACACCCTAGTCATGGCAAGGTAACGCCATTGAGGGTTAATATCGGTCATCCCCTTTAATCGGCCTGCACCAATCGTCTTTAGTGCGCCTGCTGGTGGATATGCTACGCTTTCATAGATTTCCGTATTATTGATTGATTCACTATTCATTTTCTCCTAGCTCCTCTTTGATAAATTCAAGTGCGTCATTTCTTGCCGTGCCACCGTTTTCAATCAGGTACATCCTTGCATCCATAAGTACATGTCGCAATCGGTCAATCTCTTTCAGAGCCTTGCACAAAGGGCACTCTGAATCCTCAATGACAGCCATGCGCGTATAGGTCACGGTGTCATCGTGGAATTTGTTGTGCAGATCGCAAGTTCGAGTAATCATCTCCTGAGCTCCTCTAGTACGTGCTCAACAACTGGGTTTAGTACGGCACTACAGTTTTTGAGATTGATGACCGAATTTGTAATTTTCTTTTCAGCAACGCATAAAGGGCAATCCGAAATCTTCTTTTCGTCCCACACAATTGCAGCGTACTTATGTTCGTGACATGACTTCATTTCTTTACCGCCTTGATTGCTTTGCAGATTACCGTATCGACTGTTGGCTTTTCGCTTTCATCGCAAGGGTTCGCAGCTTTCATCTTCTTCGCGATTGCTTTTTGCCGTTCCACTTCTTTTGCAACAAAGTCACGAGTTGCAAATTTTACCGATATTGTTGTGTAGCTTCGATTCATGTTTCTCCTTTTTGTGTAAGATAATAAATCTAAACGCAATTGCAAGACAATATGCAAGAAATAAATAACGCTGAGATTACCCGCACGTAGTGTCGTGTACATCGGTTGTTAGGCGACAGTTAGTTATCTGCATCCATCTATTCGCCTCCATTCTGCAATTCCATGATTGTCTAAATGAGTTTCCTGCAAATCCGTTTATAGATTCTGATCCACATTCAAACCTAACTCCATCAGGTTCCATCATTCCGGGTTTGCATTGTTTTGCTTTGCATTTTGGGCAATCCATAAAGTTCCTTTTGTTCGCCTAACGCTGAGATTACCCGCACGTAGTGTCGTGTACATCGGTTGTTAGGCTATGCCGTTAATAAGTCCAATTGCGCTGTTTCGTACTTGATACGCTTTTGCATTGCCGCAAAGTAGTCTTTGTCTAGCTCTGATCCTGTTAGGTCAAAGCCCATTTGATGACACGCAATGGCTATGCTACCGCTTCCAAGATGCGTATCTAGTACATTATCTCCTTTCTTTGCGTAGTTGTGTAGTAACCATTTATATAGGGCTACTGGCTTTTGTGTAGGGTGAAATCTATCTAGTTGCATTGGGTTTATCTTTTTTATTCGTGTACCACCAGAGCGAACCCAAGCAAACTCGCACTCCGCAAAATCACGCCCATACATTGTTTCTCCTTTATCCCAAATAGCAAAATACTGATTAGGAGGTAGATTAAAATAATTACCTCCCCAGATTATTTGATTTTTAGATATTCTGAACAGCTCAATAAAATATGATTCATCTGGTACTGCAGAATCCCATGTTTTTTTTGTAGGCATTACAGTTTTACGAGATCCCATATTCATTTTATTTACATCAATCCCATAAGGTGGGTCAACAATAGCCAGCTCGAAGTGCTTGTCTGGGTATTGAGCCATAAGCTCCATGCAGTCCATGTTTCGTAAATCAAGCATCGTTTTAGTTCCTCGTATTAGCCTAACGCCAAAATAACCTGCCGATTTTGCGCGACCTTATGCTAACAAAATCGGTCGGGTTCATTGACTGTTAGGTCACAGCCTAAAATTTACTCTATACATTTCTTGAGCCAATACAGATACTAGAGTTTCAGAATGTTCAATTCCATTCAACTGTAAAACTGCATGACACCATTCATGTATTAAAGTTGCTTCCTTTTGTTGGTCTGGCATTTCCTTATCAATAAATATTCTTAGGTCTTTGATGTCACATCGCCCTAAAGATTCGTCGCTTCTCGAATTTCTATCTCTGTTTACAACTTCAAAGCATAGTCCACAAATAATTATTTTTTTGTGTGAAAACTCTAATTTCATGGAATCATCTCTAATCAATTCTTTTGTTGTTAAAAATGCTATTACATTATCAACTTCTCTCGAGCATCCATTATTTTTTGACCACTCTGAAAATTCTCTCGCCAACGCACTTCTTTTGCTAAACAACATATTACTCCCTTATGTAGTTCAAAATTGCTTCCATCATCTCAACAAACTCATGCTCATCAAGTTCTAGTTTTTTACGGAAATATGAATCCACAGGTTTTTTATGTTTAAGGCTTACTAATCCATCTTTGATGGAAATTGAATATTGTGCAGCGGTTGAGTCTGCAAATAGAATTTCTCTTGATGCTATTACGCCTCGCGTAATTTCTTTCATTTTTATTCTCCGTTAAATGTTCGTTCTGCTGACCTAACTCTGAGATAATCCGCAAGCCAGTTGGTAACCAATGTGGGAATTATTTTGTCTTGTCGTATTCCTCGCTTGTTAGGCTATGTTTCCTAGTTTTCTTGCAACCAATTTCTTCTGTTCATGTTCTTGTTTCTCATATTGAGCCATTTCTTTTTTTACACGGTCATTTACTCGGTTAAAGAATTTATTTGAATACTCTGCGTTTCCAAATTGGGCTAAAATCTCGTAGATACACCCATCCATTTTAACCACCTTTGTTCTTAGGGCACTCGCATTAGCCTAACATCCTAGTGACCCATGTTTTTTGCATCCTCTTATCCGGACTCAACAGGGTAAAAAGTCCAGATAATCGCCCCACATTTTCCACTTTACCCGCGCATTGCGTTTTATCAATTCAAGATAAAGTGAATGAGTGACTAAATCAATGTAATAAAAATACAAGACATAACGCAAGAAAAGATAAATTATCGCCCCAAAGTGTTCCCAAGAAATTCCAATTTTCGAGAACACTTTCGCAAAAACGCTTTTAGCTTTTACCGTGAAATGACTATATTTCCTATGCGCTGTCCCGAATCTCGACCATTCAACAGCATTTTAAGATTCCGTTCCCCATAGGCCGTAAAAGGCATAGCTTGTCGAGAGCTAGGACACTATGGGGGCGGTTTCTTGTATTTGGAGAATGAAATAATGGCAATTAGTTATGATGTCACAGACCGCAAAAGGAATAGCACAAAAACAATGAAGATTGGTTTTGACTGCTTGGATACAATAAGGATTGAGATAAACTCAAACTATGAAAATGACCCAAATCCTATAAGGTCATTTTTGATTTCAAGCAAAGACTTATTTAAGATCATAGAGAATCTAAAATGAGTGGCTGGATAAAACTACATAGGGATCTTTTAAGCTGGGAGTGGTATCGAACTCCTAATATGGTTCATTTCTGGATACATTGCCTTCTAAGGGCCAACCACCTACCGCAAAAGTGGGAGGGAATAGACGTTTGTGAAGGTCAGTTTATCTCTGGACGACTTAGTCTATCTGCGGAAACTGGTTTGTCAGAGCAAGAGATCCGCACTTGCCTTGCAAGGCTAAAATCAACCAACGAATTAACCAGCATATCAACCAGCAAATACACGCTATTTACGGTAATTTCGTGGAAAAAGTACCAAATTGAAGAACCAGCCAACCAGCAACCTAACCAACCAGCAACCAGCAATCAACCAGCAATCAACCAGCAATCAACCACAAACAAGAATGATAAGAAAGAAAGAAAGAAAGAAGAAGAGGCGCAGATTCCTTCGGAACTGCTTTTGTTTGATGGATTTTCTGATATGTGGGAATCATTTCTTGAAAACCGTAAAAAGTTGAGAAAACCTGCAACCGAAAAAGCAAAGGCTTTGCTTTTAAGCAGCCTATGTGGAATTAAAAACCCTGTCTTATCTTTGCAGCGATCAATAGAAAACGGATGGTCTGGAGTTTTTGAAGGTAAAAATGATCCAGAGCCTTATAAGCCTACACCAAGAAGAATCCCACAAAAGGTAAACTATGACACTTGACTGGCAAAGAATCGAAGTACAGGCCGTATTTGCGGGTATAACCTCGCCAGATATGATCTGTAGGCAAGATGTGAGGGAGCTATTAAAAGACCTTGACAATGGCTACAGGAAGCCCATACAAGGCAAATGCAATGCCCCTGACGACGTATGGCAGCTGTATATCCATTCTCGCTTTATGGGACTTGAGCATTGTCGCATAAACGGGGTAGCAAAGGTTACGTCACGTTACCTAAAGGAACAGAAGCGCAAAGAGACAGCAGAAATATACAAGCGGCTCAATGATGATTCAGACCCATGCTCTGATATTGTAGGTAATGGCATGGATAACACCATGCTGAACGAGGATCAATTGCTAGACCGCTTGCAAAACAAGCATGACAATGTACAACGGTATAAGACCAATTGGGCGTGTACTGACAATATTCTGTACAACTTCTCACCAGGGGATGTTTGCTTGATTTGTGGCCTATCGAACGTAGGTAAAACATCTGTGGCCTTGCAATTGACCTATTTTGCCAAGCATAAGACCCTATACTATGGGGTTGACATGAGTGTTGAGGCTTTGACGGAGCGCATCATCAAGACCGTCTGGTATCGTGACCATGTCCAGCCATGGATCCATGATGTCAGGTTACGTTGTGACCGTGAAACGGAATGGGCGATTAAGAACCGTAAAGCGCAGATTGAAAAGGGTATCCATGTTTACAATTGCGATTCCATGACCCTAGAGCAAATTGAGTTTTCAGCACGTCAAGAGCTAGAAACATTTAAAGCGGAAGTGATTATTATCGACTATGCAGGGCGCATTGACTTTGAGGGTGATTCGCGGGAAATGTGGAGGGAGGAGCAGAAGGTAGCTAGATCTATCAAGGGCATTGCAAAGCGACTTGGGGTTCGGGTTATCGCATTGGCTCAATTGAATAGCACAGCGGAACACTTTAAGAAACCTGAAAATAAAAATGTATCTGGATCAAGAGAATTCATTTCTGCTTGTGATGTAGTTATATGCTTATGGCGATCAAAGGATCAGAACGGGCAAGCTGATTATTCCAAGCTCAATCTATCCGATGAAATCAAGAATCGTGATACTGGCGTTCAGGGTGATTTCGTTTTAGACCAGTTCGGGACTTGGCTTTATGAGGAGTTTGGAAATGACTAATTGCGTTTGCGGGTGCGCCCCAACAATCAAAGAGCACCTAGGGTTTTTTATCGTAGGGTGCTACTCGGATAATCACATAGAGGAATTTACTTGGGAAGATCTTTACGGAAAACTACAACTTGGGAAAGACCTATTTCCTCTTTGTGGTATGCCGAAGCCAACAGTAGCTGAGGCAATAGAGTCCTGGGAACTGTGGCAAAAAATGTTTAGGGAGAATGAAGAATGAATAAGTGTAGTTTCGATGGCTGTGAAAAAGTTGTATACAACCCTGTAATGATGATTTCAATGGAGGTGAAATAATGTCAGATCCGAAATGGCCTGTAGATTACACTACGCATGAAAAAGAAATTCTAATCCATATCATGACAGACTGTGGCTATGGGCATCCAGACTACACAAATGATAATGAACTAGATTACAAGTTCTTTGAAGATACCGACATGACCGATCATTTGTTTGTTCTTGTTCGTGAAATCGCAAAACTTCGGGAGTATAAATTAGCTGCTGAATTTGCAATCAAAGAACTGGAATCAAAAGGTTGTAATTTGTGCTTTAATAATTTGCAATCAAATGCTCTTGGCTTTTTGCAAAATAACTATCCAGAAAGATTCAATGGCAGCCACCGAGTCTTGGGAGCTGTGGCAAAAAATGTTTCTTGATTGATTTGGGTACACTTATTGGGTACGGAATTTTCAATATCTCTTGATTTTGTCATGCATTGTCTTACATGAGTGGGTATATTCTCTGTACGGACGCAAGCAATGCCGCAGAGTCCAAAAGGAAACGAAAATGAATGCAATTCTAAATGATGTGTCTCTTGTTTTTGTCTTGCATTGTCTTGCATTCGTTGGTATATTATCTCCATGGACGCAAGCAATACCGCAAAGAGTCCGAAAGGAAATGAAAATGAAAACTTTAATCGCAGTAAGAACTTCAGACTCAAAAGAACTTTTAGTGCATAGTGATTTTGGTGAAGATCAAGAAATATTTGGTGATCTTTACATTTCAGACGAGATGAAAGATTATATCACAAGTGAACTAGGCGATTCTTATACTTTGAAAATTATTGAAGAATAATTTGTCCCCAATGAAAATAACCACTGCGGGGACTGCAAACCCGCTAACTTTGAGGTGACTAATGACAACTAATGTCGATAACCGTTTTACACTCCGCATTAAACCAGAAGAACGTGCCGTACTACAAAAAAAAGCGGACG